CGTCCATTTCTCCGTAGGTTCGCCATTCTTATCCAATATCACGGATTCAAGAACGAGGTCTTCGCCGTTGATATCGCTGGCGGTGATTCTCGGAACCTTGCCGCTATTGGCAGCACCACTTGTACTACCCTGTAATTGACGGATGACGTCCGCTTTCAACGCAAACCGCCATCCTAAATTGCGAATGCTTTGTTTCGTATCGATATCCAAATCAGTAATAATTTCATCGATGCGCTCATCTGGATCGAATTTCTCGGTGACATTCCCGGCGGTTCTTCGTTCTTCCTCTTCTTGTTCGCTGCGGCTTGGTAAATAAACACGACTTCCCGTTGTAGCTTCTTCTTCGTCGACACTACGCGCGGGTCCTCCAACCACCGACGCCGACGTGGCGTCTTTACGCGCAAGTGCCGCCATATCGCGCGGTTTCAACCCGGCAGCCAAGCGATTTCGCTCAATAATATCATCGACACCCATCGCACCCTTACCGTCTTTAAGTACCTTATAGACATTCTTTGAATACGACATACTAGGGAGTTGATCAATATTATCTTCAGTAATAATACGCATTTGGACATTCATTACGATGAGTTCTTGCATGAGAAGTTTAAGACAATAAGGAATACGAACGATACTGAATGATCGGCCAAACTTCGTCATATGAACGACACTTGCGCCAGCAGCGTCGGCACCAGCAGCACCCCCCGACGCCGCCGCATCCGTCAAACTCCCCGAAAATTGGATTGGCCCATCTACCATCGGGCTCATGAATAGATTCTGGGTCGGATTATAAATCGCAATCATACCCGACTTATTACAAACCGCCATATGATATTCATCACCACGCACCATAAGCGACTCATTCAAAAAATGCGCGGCGCCATGTCCTAGAATACCATCACGTTCCATTTCACCGACACGAAGACCACCATCATTTGCGCGACCTTGTACCGTTTGGCGTGTAAGTTGGGTGCGTGGACCCTGCGAACGGTAGTTGATCTTGTCTTTGACCATTTGTTTCAGACGCATGTAATAGGTGGGGCCGATATAAATGTCGCTCTTGATTTGCTCCCCCGTCATTCCGTTGTATAAGACTTCGGTCCCCGATGAATGGAACCCATATTCGGTTAAAACCGACCCAAATGATTCATGTTTCGTCCCGTTGTTCGTATATGCGGTACAGTTTCCGAAGCCGCCGTGAAGCACACATGCTTTCCCCATAAGTGATTCGATGAGCTGGCCGATCGTCATACGTGTAGGGATCGCGTGGGGATTAATAATAATATCGGGTCGAATTCCGTCTTTTGTGAATGGCATATCCTTCTCCGGAATAATAAGACCGCATGTGCCTTTCTGACCGCATCGAGAGCAGAATTTATCGCCAATCGACGGAAAACGTTCCTCTCGGATTCTGACTTTTCCGATGCGAAACCCTGTCTCGCCTTCCGTCATAAACGCTTTATCGACGAAACCGAGTTGTCCCTTCTTTGGCATAGTCGACATATCACGCATTTGCCCGCCGTCGTTGTGAATACTGATTGACCCCATTCCGATAACGACTTTCTTATCGTCCATCTCGGTATTCTCTCGAATAAGACCATTATCATCCAGATAACTGTAATCATACCCGGGTTTAATCCCGATTGCGCCTTCTTTCTGGATATTCGCGAACCGGGTATCCCTTTGTGCGCCGCGAACACTACTGCTCTCTTCGCGTGCTTCATACATATTATAGTACGTAATACGGAACATTCCGCGTTTGATGCTCGCCTCGTTGAAAAGAATCGAGTCTTCTACATTATACCCGTTGAATGACATGATTGCGACGACGGCGTTGAATCCGCATGGGTGTTCTTCACGATTGATGAGATTGAGATACCGACTCTTTACGATTGGAACTTCGCCGTTGTTGATCACGACCCCCATCTTGTCAATTCGAACTTGATAATTGCTATGATAGAGAGATGCGGCTTGTTTGGCTTGACCGCATCCGAATACATTACGTGCGACGGGGTTATTTTCCGGAAAACAGATTTGGTTTCCCATAACACCCATCAGGAGAGAAGGATGAATTTCGATATGCGTGTATTGCTTTCCGTCGCTGGAGAGAACACGTGCGCGATGACGGGTGCTGCTACGGCGACCACGACGACCACGACCACGACCACGACCACTACTGGTTTTTTCATCGCCTTCGCTCTCGCTCTCGTCGCCGCTCTCACTCTCGCTCTCGCTACTACTATGCTTCTTTCCTTTTTCTTCGCTGGAGACCGGTCTCTCGAACTTATGACTCATCGAAATAAGCGTGGATTCGGTCTCCGATGTATCAATATATTCAATAATTGCCTGTGTTGCCTTCAAGCGTCGAAAGTCTTCAATCGTATTCACACGTGCCACATCTTCGGCCACCTTCTGTTTCGCAGCCAACGCCGACGTATCATGCGCGCGACCATATAATTCATCGATCGTATAATAGTTGCAGTGGGACGGATTAAATGCCTGATCTGATTTCGCAGTAAATCCCGTCGTCATCTGTTCCCATGACGCTTTTCCGGCGCGTATCATCTCCAATATTTCATCCTTGTCATAACTTGGACGTCCGGTATCTTCGTCAATGTAAAAAATCGGTCGGCATAATCGCCCCGCATCCGTATATACGTGGATTTCGTTGTTTTTGATATCCCACTGACAACTGATATAAATCGGAATAAGAGCATTCCGCCGATGAAGACGGATCAATCGCATCGTTTCTTCGGGGCGTGTCACCGCACCAACCCATGTTCCATTGACAAATACCTTCGTCGTATAATAAAGGAACATGCGCGTACACTCTTCAAGCAACTGCATTTTAACGACTTCACGCAACCAAAGCATCATCGGATACGCCGAGCACTGATTCGTGACCCGCGTTCCAAATGCGAGATGCTTATGAAATCCAATATTCGCACCATCGGGTGAATCCACCGGATCGATCATACCCCACTGTGAGCCATGAAGCATGCGTGGCTTAGTGACTTTTGCGCTGCTATCCATCGGCAGGTTTATTTTACGAAGATGCGAGAGAAACGAATTGTAGGACAACCGATTCAGGTCTTGGATGACTCCAATCCGCTTTGTATGATCGGTCGCGCCCCAATTTCCTTTAAATGCCTTCTTGAATCCGTTTTCTACGATGCGTTCGCGGAAGAACTCCTGATAATTCATCTGGATGAGGCCGACGAAGTTCTTCTCGTATTTCTTCGGGTCTTTGAAATATTCGCGGTCCATCGAGAGACGGATATGCTGTTGTTGAAGTGCGTAATATTCCTTGAATAAATCGTAGATGAGCGACCCACTCAATTCGATACGCTTGAATTTGAAACTGTCGCGGTCGGTGGGCGGGTCGAGTTTGAGAGATACGCGCAATAATTTATATACCATATTTCCTAGGAAATACGCCTTCTGGATATAATTCGTCTCCCCCACCTGAGGCAAGAAGTAGTTCATCAGAATATCATGTACTTGCGGAATCGTCTTTGATTTCGTGAGCGTGGCGATGAATTTGATCGCGCCTTCTTGTGTGAAGACCTTATTGGCGTCATGAATCGATGGAATAAAATGGTCGAGGAGTTCGGCATTTTCATCGAGGTCGAGCAGACAGAACTCTAAAATATCACGATCGGAGAGAACACCGAGTGCACGCATCACGATGAATAAGGGGACGGGCGAACGCACATTCGGGATATTCACGACGATTTGCTTGTTTGTAAGGAGGGTGGTAGGTGCGACGATACGAACCGACAAGGTGCGCTCGGGTTTGGACGCATCCTCGCTTACGGTGCGAATATCGGCGGCATGCGTATATACGTTGTCTTCGTTGTTTTCGCGGATATAAAGCATATTGTCGGCGAATTTCTCTTGTGAAATAATCGTCTTTTCCTTGCCGTCGATGATGAAATAACCACCATAGTCGTTTTTACATTCACCCATATAGAAACGGGCTTTCGGTTCGAGACCATGGAGAATACACATATTCGATTGAATCATGATGGGGAATCTACCGAGAAGAATTCTCTCGAGTGTCGCGGTTGTGACTTCGATGCGGCGGCCGCTACCACCCGCCGTCTCATCCGGCACCGCAATCTTGAATACGACATCTATGTCATAATGGATGGTGGTTCCATACGTCATATTACGCAACCTCGCCTCATTCGGAAACATGTAATGCTCTCGGTCATCATCATAAATAATTGGTTTTCCGAAATAGACTTTGTCGCCGTTCTTTCCACCTAAATACAATTCGCAGCGTAAATTAAACTCTTGCGTATCGGGGTCCTGCTCTTTTTGAAGAACGATGGGGTTTCTCTCGCGAAATATTTTGAAAATCCCTTTGCCGAAGAAATCATTATATGAATCGATATGATGACGGACCATCATTTGCGGGTCATCGTCAAATAACCGCTGGATAACTTTCCATGGTAGCTCGGGGTCAGAATCCATTATAGTTAAAATGATGGGTCCTCTATATCTATAATGTAATAATATTTATGTGATATTATAGATACATATGTAATATAAATATGTATCTACCTAGAATTGGTTTATTTATATTTACGTGAGGTGCGTCGTGATGACTTACTGGTGCGTCTTTTGTTTGACTTTTTCTTAAAAACACGTGTTCCTTTACGACCTCCACGAGGTAAATATAATTTAGGTTTATTAACCAAACTTGATATTTCATTAAAGTGAGGGTTTTGTTTAACATAATTAAAAACTGTTTTAGTCGATATATGAGTTGAATCTGGATTTCTAGTACTCTCACTATTTTCTTTAGATTCGGATTTATCACTTTGAAGTTTCTTATAAAAACTGGCTTCTCTTAGATCGCGCCACTTATTCATCTTCTCATGATAATTGTGCTCGTTTAGTTGTGAGAAAAATAATCTTTCATTTAAAGCCTCCTAAGAATAAGGATAGTCCGGATGCTTTTGATTTTCTGCTGTAAGTGTAGTCATTATTATACAAATTACTAATATAATAGTGATAAAAATATTATAATAAATTTTTACCCCCGGAAGCTAAACGGGTCAATAATCGCCACACTCGCTTCGTTCAACTTATGCGTGTTACGGATTTCTGCCGCGCCAAACAGCAATATCGCGAATAAAAAAATATAAGGGAAAAGCAGTATAAACCAAGCGACATTCACATAACCACGCGAACATATCGCGTTCAAAAACCATGTCCATAAAACGATGAACAAGATTTCGACGATGAAGATCGTGGATGTATTTGCGACATTACAGCTGACATTTCCGAAGCAATAATGATGTGTATTTTCGAGGTTATCGAAAAGCATTATAAATAGGGAAAGTACTGAAAGAATGAAAAAAATGAACGCGGGGGTGCATAAGGATTGGATCTTAGAAATGACGCCGTCCATCGTAGTGTGTATGTGTATGTGTATGTATATATTAGTATTTTACTAAAATATACACCTAAATTCGCCAAAAATGGATTTACTTCAACTGAACCGGTTGTGCGATGGGCTGAACAGTAGGATTCGATGTTACAAACGCGGTAGGGTCACCCTGTAATGCGGTGGCGATGCTTGCGGGTGTTTCAGTAATACCGCGTAAAGTTGAGTTAGCAGTCTCCGGTAAATATTCTGCCATACCACCATGCTGCTCACCGATGTATTTGCGATGACGACGACCGCGACCACGACGCCGACTACCTGCACGACCGCCGAACATCCCTTTTTCAACGAGATGGTTGCTGCTTTGCGGTGGTGCCAGCGTGGTGGTGTTCAACGAGTAGTGATTGCCGTTGATGGATTGAGGGACCGGCGACACGCCTCCAACACCGCCACCACCGCCGGTGTGTTGAACATCGCTAGGACCCCACGGCCATCCACCCGTCATACTTCCACCACCCGACTGACAGCCTTTTTGATGCCACTTATGTGTGCCGTTCTTTTTCTTGTCGCTGCCGGAACCACGACGACCACCACGACGACGACGGCTTGACTTACCGCCAGAACAAGACGAGCGACGCTTATTACTACCACTTTTGGTTGTGTGCTTACGTCGATTATATTTTTTTGATGACGCCATTATATATCGTATTATTGTATTATCTTATTATTGTATTATAAATAGAAAATAATAAGATACCTGATATGCCCGAAACCTTGTTTATATAATATCCACGTGAGTGAGCATATGACGGCGACAACACATCTTCGTAAGACCGAGTGCGTCCATGACTTCGCCTTCCGGCGTCTTCTCTATATATTCCGCGGTGAGGTAAATGACTTTATCGACGTCCAAATCCCGCGAAAGCTTGATTTTACGCACTTCGGCTAAATAATACCGATATTTGTCGGCGAGGACCTTGCCGCAGGTGAAGCATTTAACAGGGATGATCATAGCGGAGTGTAACGGAGTAGCGGAGTTTGATATATGATAACATATTGTTTTTATATATCAATTTATTCTGGTTTATTTACAGTCCTCGACCGTGACCGCGACGGTGTCCGTGACGGTGTCCGTGACGGTGTTCGCATATTCGGAATACGATATCCACCCCTTTGGGTTTTCTTAGCCGTTTTCTTAATCGTTTTTCGGTGTTTCGTCGCCATCTTATACAATACCCCAATATTTTAGGCCCGAACCGCCCCATTTTTCATACATCCGCGCCCGCCAACACACTGTCCTAAATAATAATAATATGCGATATCGCGGTCGTTGTTATTGGCGTCTTTGATATCATAGGGCTTCTTCGCATTCCCCGCAACACATTTGCCTGGAGCAACGGCTTCGTTTGACCTGCCACTTGGATCAGCGACATTTGCTTGGGCGGTATTCATGACAACCGTGGGGTCATTATCACCTTCAAACCCGGTATATTTTGTCCATCCGCAGCAGCATTTTGTCCCGCACATTTTTTTCGTTGTAATCGAATTACATGCTCGCTCTAATTCTTCAGGCGATTTATTATGCATAACACAAAAAGAGTCGCTACATGTGGTTTGGATTTTATCCAGTTGGGAATCAGTATAAGGTGTACCGAATGCCTCTTTCATTTCGTTTCGCATACTTATAAGAGGTGCGGTCCAGGCAACGTCGGTGGGTAATGCGCGGGCTTCGCCGCCGTAGGATGATGCGTCATTCAGTATACCGGTATTCGGTTCAATAAACACCTTCTTTTCGACAAGTTCTCGATTCCCCGATTCTGGCACAGCACCTACCGGTTTTCCGCCCCTGCCTTCCGCTGCTAAATCAATATAGAATATGCCTCCCAATAAAATAAACACAACGACCAAAATCGCGCCGATATTTTTGAAAAACGACTCGCCTAAACTGGTTCCTTTGAATGTCATAACCCCGCTATCTGCGGAAGACGACAAAAACCCGCCGACCCGAGAAGCGCCGGATGAGCCCGCATCTTTTATTGCGGATAGTGCGTTTGTTACTCGGTCCATTTCAGTTGGTGTATTCTGTTCGATGATATATTCAACTATAACGTTACATTATAGATAGATTATTCTTTCTTCGCCACAATCCGCACACCTTTCCCCGTTTTCACCTTGACGTGTTCCACACCCGTTGTATGAATCTCTCGGTGACAGTCCTCGCAAACCGTCGCTAGGTTGCTCGGGTGGTTCTTATGAATATGTCCGATGAAATCATTAGAATCCGCGCTCTCTTGATGCTGGAGATGGTGGACTTCGGTCCCTTTTTTCTGCCGACACAATTCGCATAAACGCCGCAACTTCGCCGCGTTATACCGGGACGGCACCGCGTCGTCTAGAATACTCGCCGTAGGCGTTCGAGTGCTTACCCCGCGATACTTGACACGGATCGTATTTGCGTTTTCCAAGAAATCATCGGGGAGATGAAGCGACTTACACACTTCCAGACCATACATGCTTTCACCTGCGCCATCTTGAAGCTTCCGGTCATATACCAGCGTGTCGCGTGACTTATCATAGAATACGCGCATATGTGCCAGACGCAGCCGTGGGGCCATCTCTCGGAGTTCGCTGTACCCAGCGATTTCATGAAGGTGGGTTGCGAAAATAAAGGACGCACCGGCGCGGTAAAGGTGTTGTAAGCCGGCTACAAAGATACTAATCGCGGAATCCATTTCGGTTCCAGAGCATAATTCATCGCCGAGGACGAGCGTGTTCCGGTCCGCCATTCGCAGAATCACGCGAAGTTCCGACATTTCAACGACGAATGTCGAGAGACCCTTGAATAAATTATCGTTGCCGAGGATGCGTGTCATTATTGCGCGGTAAGGGCGATAGACGAAACCGGACGCGGGGACGTAAAACCCAGCTTGTGACATGATAACAGCGACGCCGATTGCGCGGATGAGGCTGGTTTTTCCGACTGCGTTTGTTCCATACAGAAGCATTCCATCCCCGCCGAGAGATACGTCGTTGGTGACATAGCATTCATCTTCGTTGATTCTCTCGATAAGACAGTGACGAAGCCCGGTTGCGCGTACGAATGACGACGCGTCTGCCTCGCCTGCCGCCTCCGCAATCACCGGCCGGCAATAATTGTATTTACGCGCGACGTAACATCGGTTCTGTATCATATCCACGGCACTCACAAACGCTATCATATTCTCGAAATCATGGTAATATTCATGAAGAGACCCGATGAACCCTTGATACAATACGGCGACCATATCTGATATTTTTACACGCAACGATACCACCGCCGCGCATAATTCATAGATTTGCGGGCTATGAATCGTATTGTTGCTTCCGGATGCCGCTGGGCATGTAATAGTTGATGGTTCGAATAATAAGGTGCGGTTTGTTTCTTTATCTAGAACAATCGTAATCACTTTTCCCCCGACGGGAAGTTTCTTGATTCGATCTTCAAGGATCTTGGTACGACGTTTGGTTGCTTGAAGAGAGATGCCCATCTTATCGGTTTCGTGGATTTTAACATATTCAAGCATACCCGCCGCCGCCCCCGCCGCAGGTTTTTGTTCGCCAGCCAGAATCATCTCGTTTAAAACCCGCTGAACCTCGTCTAGAGATTTCTGTGTGTATCGGTATTCATCCGTCAATTTATCTAATTCTGCGGATATCCCGCGTTGAATGATATTCGTATCAAACTGAGTATCGGTGATATCACGACACAAATCGATGTTCAAAGTCTTTTCAAACATGTCCAATAAAAGGGTGCTTTTTCCGACAACGTCGTCGCGAATCCCCCATCTCTCGGAAAGGTGTTGTAGAATCGTAGAATCTCTCAGACACATCGAATACAATTCACGAATATTGCGCAGATTATGGAAGAGATGAAACGTATGGAATGGCGCAATTTTGCGTAAGATAATATGACGATGAAGTTTCTCGATATCCTTCATGAACGCTAATTTCTCTCGGAATATCGTATAAGAAAGGCTTCCACCACCGCCACCCGTAAGCAACAGCATGTATTCGGTGATTGCGTAGTCTTGTTCCAATCGTGTTTCATCAAATACAGGATGAAGAAGAGCATACTTGTAAGCACGTGACCCCATCGGAGTAACCGTATGATTGAGAAGCGAGAGAACCGAACTGAGCCGAGAGCTTACACCGCCACCCCCCGCATTCCCATCATCGATGATATTCAATTGACGGAGAGAATGATTTGCGAGAACCAATCTCTCGGACATGTTTTCGAAAACCGGCTCTTGAATCTTAGAAACCAGACTTGGATTATGTTCGTAGATGAAGTTCAGTAGATAAACAAGAGATTGGGTGGCGATGGTATAATTCATAAACGATTGTTCGAGAGATTTGGCTCGTCCGTCAGGATAAAATGTATTCAATACTTCCATTTGGTAGATTTGTTTTGTGCATCTCTCGGCTTTTACTGTACCGGTCGTGTTGGCCGCACCCCCCGCAGTCGATACCCGATGAATAACCTTCGCCTGTATATTTGTATAATGAATAATGTCTTCAACTTCTCTCGTCGAGAGATTGGAGATAAGAATAACTTCGGACGGCATATAGGATGAAACAAATCTCTCGACTTCATCATATGTGGTCGGGTTATGCGAGTCCTTATTCTCCGTCTCGAATATCGTAGCACGTCCCGTATAAATATCGATATTTGTCATTCCCATAATGACCATCCGAGAGATTTTCTCAATCCAGATACATGCGATGTTGTTCGACAAAGCACCACCGCCGCCGCCACCGCACCCTTGCACGACTTCCGTCGAGAAATAAGTCCCTGGCGAGTAAATACCTTGGAGTGACCGAACCGGCGGATTTTTTATACCATCTTGAACATACACCACCGCAGTATATCCAGCGTCTTGTAATTTCTTCAAATACTTATCTAGTCCATAATCACGGAATCCGGCCATCACGAACCCAGGTGTTTTATTCGCCTTCGCCAATTCGCAAATCAAGCAAAAATCGTCGATACGGCTACCAGAACACGTAACGGCGCCGCTGCCGCTGCCGTCTACCGAGGCCGGAGTGATTATTTGTCCATAAACCTCGAAGAAAGCACCTACTTGAAGAAGAACAACTGTTCGCTCACCATATTCCGCGGTATATTTTTGAGTGAGCACAAAATACTCTTTAATAAGTGCCATCGCGCACAAAGAAATTATTAATTATTAAAGAGTGAATGAATCGTTATATATCTCTCGCATTATGCCTTTATTATACATTCATGACCCGCGTAATTTCTGCACGACATATCGGGCACTCGTTTTTCGACATCTTCGAATAACAATCGGAACAGCACACTTTATGTTCGCATGGAGAGAAACGCGCATTTACGCGATAGCGAACACATAATATACACCTTTGGTCGCTATGTTCAGAATCGGAGTCTGCGTCGTCGTCGATTTCTTCCAACGGCAATAAATGTGCCACCGAGAGAAGGTTCGGTGACGCCGACGGAATGGACGGAAGCTCCGGCGGATAATTTACAATCATACCTGGATCCATCGTGAGACGTCTATAATATCCAAGATAACCGATTCGTGCAAATTGACTATCACACATACGGATGCGTCTTCGCATGGTGTCGTTTCTCTCGTAATACACACTATTGTTATTATTTCGAGAGATATTGAACACGATGTTGGGTGAAACGTTGGCAACATCGATTGTCACCATTTGATTCGCGAGTATATGAATATCATCTTCATAGACAAATCGATATGTGCCTCGTGTCATATATGACTTTTTCACCATTCGATTGCGGTCATACACATAATCGCGATACGCCCATATTTGATACGACCGGGCGGCAACCCAATTCGGGTCGTTTGGAGGATGGTCAGTTAGAAAGACATAAATGTCGTTGATGTCGATGATTGGAATGCTCACTTGACTATTTTCCATGATTTCATGGACGTCTGATGTGATGTGCAGAAGATTTATGTTCAGGTTAAGCCCTGGATAACGTTCCACACACGCATCACTTCGTCGCACAATATAGGTAGGTGAATAAGGGTCGTTGTCTGGACGATATACAATCCATTCATCTGATACATACGGTTTTTCTCGAAAATGAAGATGTTCTGGATCTTCTTTATAATTAACATACGCATCGCGCATGCTGGGTGTGAGTATCTGAGGGGATGCGCTCCATACATCGGTTCCAGGTAGTCGGATGGTTATGTTCATTTTATAATGCTACTGATTACGGATTACTGCTACTATTATGTATCATTATCGGTTTATATATGTTACACGCATAATGTGTTAAATATATATTAAATATATTTTAATGAATAATCATAAAACCACAACCAGAACAAGAAATGTCGGGAGGTAGCGCAGCCGCTTCCGCAAAGAATGCTCGAAACAGCATGATTACACTTGATGTCCGTATCTCGTGTGATACATTCTGGGAATATTCATTTAACATACCGGTTCGTATCGATGACTATTATCATCCGAATGTTCATAACATAAATAACATTAATAAATACAATAGTGACGATAGAAGAAGTGGGTCGTGCGAAATTGGTAATATTGGAAGAAGTGACTCCCGTTTTCTTCATTTAGAGGAATACTTGGTAGATTACGTGATTCAACATATTTATGACGACTTGAACCGAACAAACCGAGCACGTGATATTCCGATACTGTTGAAAAAAGCACGAAAGTTTCATATACATGGCCGCACGATAGAAGATTTATTATTTCCTGCGAATAGTATGAATGACCATATGACAGAAAATATTGTTTATATATGCACGCACTGCTAATGAAATATAATGGAATCGCGAGCGACAGTGTGTCATTCACTCCCGCCCCCCGACATAAAATTATGTAACATTACACCGTCATTCGTGTTTTTGACATCACCTGTTAAAATGGCGTCTTCATACATACGGCGAAGAACATCGGGTGGAGCATTCGAACCTATCTTTAATAGATGATGGTCATATAAGTATTTTCGGATTTCACCGATTGACTTCTGCCTTAGTGTTAAATGCTGGCTTTGAATATGTCGCTGTGTCTGTTTATTTTTTAATAACACACCGACAACATCATCATGTTTGCCGATACGGAAACGTTTTTTATGTGTTTTGCGGATTTTTACACGCATTCCGGCGATTTGTGAAGGGTCGATATTACTCGCACCTCCCACGCCACCTCCCACGCCACCTCCTACGCCACCTCCCACTCCACTGATAGCACCACCAATAGCACCACCGTCGTGGGGGGGCGGAACCCCCAGCGGACCCCCCGGCGGATCCCCCCCTCCTAGCATTTTGGTCGCCCATTCACGAAATGTCGGTTTTTTCCCATTTTTTAAACAACCATGAGGTGGTTCTTCTTTTATAAAAATAGAAGGAAGATAGTCTTCCAGTTTTGTAGGAATATGTAAAGGCTGTTCTGATGTTTCTTCAAGAGCGTGCTTTGTATCAGAAACCACGTCAGATACGGCAGATGATATTGTATTATTGTACATTTCGGCGAGTTGATTAAGTTTCGGCGGTTCTTGAGCAACCGGTGGTGATAATAACGATGCCGGCGCGGTGTCGTCGATCATCGGCATAGGCATAGACATCGACATAGGCATCGACATGTGTCCAAGTGAATTCATTTGAACTGAAGGAGTCGTCGTCATGATAGGTTCTTGACGCGGTGGCGGAACAAACGTCCCGACAACCGGTAATCCTAGCAAACCAGTATTCGTTAATATTTCACCGTTGTGTAACGTTTCGGCAACTTTATTCAACATTTGAGATTCTGGTGTAGCATTCGGCAACCCCGAAGACATCGCACTCGACGACGGCCTATTATTTTTTTGTGTTTGCTGACGTCGTTTCATCGCCAATTTACGAAGAAAATCGATGGATTGTGAAAAATTATCGGCTCCTCCGCCACCGCCACCGCCCTCCATAGATTCGACAACATCTTGTTTTGCCGTCGCCGTCGCCGTCGCCCCAGTTATCCCCGCCGCCGACGACGACTCTTGTCTTGACCGTTCGCGCGTTCGCTGATGTTGTTTAATCCGTTCAAGCAGAGTCTTTTTTAGAGTACTGGGTTGAACGATCGAGCTTGGTCGTATTCTACGTTCGCCACTACCGATACTCGAACGCTTACTGGATTTTCGCCTTGCCCCACCAACACCGCCACCGGATAATGATTTCGAATCTATCGTGATACTTTTTTTTTCACTCATATTACTTACTTCGATTACGTAGTATTACGTAGTAATATCTTATATATAACTTATAAGATACTACGAGTATATATTTATAAATATAACGTCTTCATATACGCACCTCCACCGCTTTTTTCTTTTCTTTCATTTACTTCGGGATTTTCAATAAATAGTTTAAATCCGTTTTCTAAATCTGCGAATGTTATGATTTTTTTCTCAGACACCGGCAGACAAAATACACGACGACTATGCGCGATTTTAGTTTTGGTAAATAACGTTTCCATATCCCGTCCATATGTAGTGAAATAATCCATCCGTGATGCAAACCATGACTCCGGAAGGATGTCATCCGATGCGCTAGTTTCATTTTCATTCGTGGATGTTTTGGCAACGGTCCATCCATAATCCCGCACTTGTTTATTGTATATCGACTTTAATTCGGAGGGTTTGTAAGGATCTAATTTAAACCGCCATGTAAATCGAGAATTCAACCCCTCATTCAAACTGAAAAAACAATCGTTGAGTTCCTTTTCATAACCAGCAATAATCACCATCCAGTTATGCTTATGCTCACTTAATGCCTCGCACAACGTATCCACGCATTCTTTCGCAAAGCTGTCGCGTTTTTCGGAATTACCGAGCGAATATGCTTCGTCGATGAATAATACACCACCAAGTGACGCCTTAATCATATCTTTGGTTTTGATAGCGGTTTGCCCTAAATATCCCGCAACCAGATCATTACGACTTACCTTTTTGAATATTTTCTTGTTTAATATACCGAGATTACTGAAAATACGACCGATGATTTTCGCAACTTCAGTTTTTCCAGAACCGGGTGGTCCATATATCACCGTATGCATAAAATCGCCCTTGGTGGGTAAGGCAAAGTCGTCTCCGAGGACGGTGGCGGCGTTTGGCCATGGATTTTTTTTGATATTATTAAACGGAAATGGAAATGTCGAAGCCGCCGAAGCCGACGAAGCCGCCCCGAGAGAGTTGGGAAATGACGGTAAAAATGGAGTCACAAATGGATTCAATTGTGTCGTTTCATTCGGTACCTTCGGTACCTTTTCTTCTGGCATTTTTACATCATCGGCTTCTGCCTTTTTTTTTACCACTGGAATATGAAGATCCTGTAAATAATACAGAATTTGATCAACAATCGTTCGTTTGAGTGTTAACATCCCAACCATATTCGACAAATCACACAAAGGCTCACGGATCGCATGTATTGCCGCCATATTGATATTGTAGTTCTTATCTTCCGCCAGAGGATATTTTTCACAAAGAGCAATCAAGTCATTAATGTCTTCTATTTTTTCAACTATTTCGACGGTTTGTATATTCTGCCGACCAGCATTTGATGGTGGCTCCTGTTCATCGGTCTTTGTTTCTACAATTTTAATAGGAAATATGGAAGTCCATAACGTAGGATTTTGTGTCGTATTTGAAAATAGCGAATTCGGATTTGACGGAACAAATGGATTAAATGTCATGTTCATGAACGGATTAACGGTTCCAGTCGTAGTAGATTGTGGCGCATTTTGCGTAGGGTTCTTTTCAGTAGCAGGCGTAAAACTAAAAATACCTTTATCATCAATATATGAATAAGGTGTCTTTGTTTTATGAAAAAAATCATGTAATTGTTGTTCCATGATGCCGACTTGTTTTTCATTTTCTTCTCGGTCTTTTTCATATTTTTTTAACAATTCTTGGCGTATATCGGTAATCATAGGTGATGATGGTGTCTTTGTATGATTGGCCTTTTTATTCACATGTTCATGACTATCAGGGTTATTCGTGGTATTATTGGTTATTGTGGAAGGCTGTGTAGAATGATACCAACGACGCTTTCTTCGCGGATGTCTGTCGTTACTGTTACTATTACTGTTACTATTACTGTTACTATTACTGTTGTGGTTGTTAGGTTGAAATGACATTTAATGGTAAGACGGTACTATATAGACAATCGTCTTTCAGTGTAATAGAATAAATAAAGAACGGTTTATATCAATTTGTGTATTTACCATGACCGCGAATCTTAAGATTTGAAAACAACATAAAAATAAATTGAAGGTACAATATAGCTTACCCCGATATATAAACGAGCCGGGTAAATTCAACACAATACATTATTGTTATTCAACAAATGCCAAAACTTATTCGCAAGCCGAAACAGACTGCCGAACCAGCGAAGGAATCAAATACAGTCAATAACAATAACGACGACCATGACGACCACGACGACCACGACGACCACCCTCACGACGATGTCGTGGAGCAACCGACGCCCAAATACGAAGACTTAAACCCGAGATACGTGAAAGACGCCCACATTCTGCTGGCAGACGAAGCAGGCGCAGACACAGACGCAGACGCAGACGCAGAAACGCTCAAGGAAAAAATACGAAATAAGATCGGAACTTATATTGAAGAACC